CAGTGCGCGCGATCGTGACGCGTTTAGCATGCGATGATAACCGTTCGCGTTTGAGACCGAAGTCTTAGAAACGCCCGAAAAGCCCGGTGGCCCTGCCTTCCTCGTTCCGGGTCTGAAAACATCAATCCTTAGATTTCCAGGGGCCGACTCTCCCGCGCTATCCTTAGACTTCCAAGTTCAATCTGGATAATCCAGAAGTTTTCTTTCCCACATAGGATCTGGTTCGAATTTGAACTTTAAAGCGCAAGCTGCCGGGATGAACAGCCCTTCTCGAAGCGAGAACTCCACATAGTTGTGCTGATGGCTATGGCGAGTCTTGATCTTTTTCAGACCCGTTACGCTTTGAAGAAACCACTCGATTTGGGAGGCGCCTCTTTCCCATGAGGAAGAACCCCTGTCCCACCAGGACTCTTCAAGATCAAAGTGCTTAACCCTGATCTTCCTTGTTTCCATCAAAATGGCGTAGGGCAGAACTTCCATCATTGACCCTTCAGCGCTTCCCTGCCGGCTTCCGTGATTTCGACAGTTGAACTCCACTGAAAGTCGCCTTGATCCTCTTCGTAGCTTTCATCGGTGAAGTAGAGCAGACCCAACTTCTCCAGCTTCTTGTAGACCGTCATGCCTGGAATTGGGAGTCCGAACATATCCCGCTCCGTCTTGTCAGGAATGCGGTAAACGAACTCACACCTGACGGCAGCCTCCAGAGCAATGACTTGGGCTTCAGAGAGCTTCATCATCGGGCTTCAGAGAGAAACTCCCACCACAGACCCTCGTTGCCGGTCTCCATTTCCATTGGGAAAATTTCGGGATTTTCGGCGTTTTTCTTTCGCCACCACTTCTCGAATTCGACCAAGTCGTTTTTGGCTTGCTCAACGAACTCATCCAGGCTTTGTGACATCTTCCGCTCGCTTTGATTTGACTTTGAGATTTTGATCGGCAACGTGGAAGTAGCGAACTTGGAAAGACCAAGCATTCTTCTTGGAAGTGGAGCCGTCGGCGTACTCGTAGAAAACTTCGTAGTCCCACTTACCTTCGCCGTACTTTCGAACGCCGGTGATTTCGCACTCGTAGGAACAGCCGTCGCAAGGCTTCCACTTTTCGCCGATGGCAAAAGCGGGGCCGTTGGCTTGGTGCCACTTTTTATGGCCGTTCATTGCGAACCCGGTCGATTTGCATTTGAATGTCCGCGATGGCTTCTTCCGGGGTGCCGTACTTATCGCGAAGGTTTTTCAGCCATTGCTGCGCGTTGCAGGCGGTATCAGCCCATTCGTTTGCGTAGTGACGCCACTTCTCTTGAGTCTCGGCCAGTGCTTTTGGATGATCGACCAAAACGAACTTGACGTGAGCGTCGGCTTCGGCGTGCATTTTGCGCAAAGCTTCGGCGAGTAGTTCTTCAAGTTGTGAAATCTTCACCCCCATATCCGCAATTACTTGAAATGGCGATTCAAACTGGCTCATATATCCTCCTTGCGGTAGAGTGGGATCGTGTATTCGCCAGCAAAAGTTTCATGTTCTTCTGGTGTGATTACTTCGAGAATAAAACCTCCCTTGTAAAGCGTTCCCCAAGCAACAGGCTCAGGTTCCGGCTTTGTCAGTTCGGCTTTCATTGCAGAGATGGCTTCTTTATTGCGTTTTGGCGCTCCGTCATATACCAACAATTCCAGCGCATCAAGTCCCAACTTAATTACTTCGTTCTTGGTCATTTTGGTTCCAAAGTGCCCATTATTTGAGCAATTGCGGCGAGCTGCTCGGGTGTGGCGGACTTAATGTTTTTGACAACCGTCTTTTTCAATGAGACTTCATTCTCTGAAACGCGTTTGTACCGGTGCGCAGCGAAGTGCGGCTCAAGCATATTCAAATCTGCCTGGTCGATTAGAACCTCCATGATTTCGCCTTGCGTCAGCTTGTATTGCTTAGCCCAAGCTTTGAGTCTGTTCTTGTGCGATGGATCGACAATTAGCGTGTGGCGAATTTTGCCGAGCTGTTCGTAAAAACCTTTGCTTTGTTCCATTGTCATGATTTTCCTTTTTGCGTGTTATGAGAGCTACCATTATATGCAAAAAAAAGTTACGTGGTTTGCTTTTCCTCTTTCCAGGAGTCTTTCAAGTGTCCGAAGTCACGCGGCTCAGTAACAGTTACGTTCTCCTTGCCGCAACAGTCACAAGTGTTGATGTGAACAGAGCAAACGCCGGCGGGTCTGCGACCGTGTTTTCTGCCACAAGGTAAACAGATCCATCTTGGGTAGTTTTTGAACGTCATTTCATTTTCTTTCAAAACCTAAAGCGGAGTAGTCGAAGTCACTGCGAACGATGTTTTCGCCAAAGCCTTCGGTGTCGCGAATGATGGATAAGCGCTGAGAGGCATGTTGCTTGGTGTGTGAGTTGAAGGGATCGTCGAAGTCCACCACCAGGGCGATATTGGGGCCGGTTTTCTTCGCCCTCAGTCCGCGACCGATACGCTGACGTAAAGCCACTTCTGCTTTCCCGCCACCCGCAAGCACAATCAGACCGACGGCGGGAACGTCCACACCGACGTCGAGAATTGTGGTGCCAATCAGGGCGTCGATCTTTCCGGTTGCCAACTTGTTGAGCGCCTTCTTGCGCTCGGCTTGATCGTTTTCGCCCTGAATGAATTCCGCCCGCAGACCTTTTTTGGCGAGAAGATCCAGAAGAATGTCGCCGTGCTTCTTCTGTTGGATCAGGATCATTGACGACAAGCCATAGCCGGCGGCTCGCGTAACCTCGTTGACGATGGCGTTGTTGCGCTCTTCGTTACCAACGATACCGAGACGGTACGCGGCTTGCCAGGGGGTGCTACGTAGCAGCTTGGCTGGCCTTTCCGCGAGTTGAATGATCTTGAATTTGGGCGTCGCTAGAATCCCGCGATCGATCAGCATCTTCTCGGTGACTTTGATGGCGATCGGGCCAGAGCTTGCCATCAAGCGCATGTTCGATTCTTCGCTATCCTTCATGAAGGGTGTACCGGTCAGCGCCAGGCGGTAATGGGCATTCTTGCAATGCTTCAGAATCTCGTAGTAGCTGTTGCCGGACGCCTCATGCGCCTCTTCTAGAATGACAAATTCAAACTTAGCCAGCAGACTGATCGTCTGGTTGCGGAGACGCGTTTGAGCGTTCTGAACTTCGACATCGTCGTCCGGGCAAGCCTCTTGAAGCCGACTCATGAATGTCTGCACCATGCCTACCGACATTTTCTTGACGAACTGCTGGCCTTCGGCATTCGTGTGACCGAACTGACCGTCGCCTAAAACCGAACAGGGAATGCCCAAGTCGTTTTCAAAGGCGTCTTTCATTTGGTACATGAGAATTCCGCGCGTCGTCAGAAACAGGGTAGGGCGACCGATGCGGGCAAAAGCCAGGCGTGCGATGCGAGATTTACCGCCGCCTGTCGCTACCTGCGCGATGATCTTCCCATGCTTCACCAGACGCTCAACAACGTCCATTTGATAGTCGTAACGCGGATCGTCCGGGAAACTATCGACCTTCGGCTTTTCAGGGCCAAGCGGCAGCGGCAGGGGCTTCTTGACGAAGTTGACCTGATACCCCTTGCGCTTCAGCTTGGCGCCAACGAAATAAACAAAGCCCGCCGGAAAGATCCCCGCTTTGAATTCTAGAAACGAGGATCGTCCGTCCCAATTGCCTCTTTTAAATGGGGCCGTGTGTTCCGCGCCCTCAACCCGATACGAAAGAATACGCTGGACTTCCAGCTTCATTTCCCTTGTTGGCTCATGCAGCTTTGCATGGACGGCATTGAATGCAATTGTTGCGATAGGTGTCATTTATTTATTGCCTTGCGTTTTGTATTGGATTAAAGTATAAGTCATCCGTGACTTACAAACAACTGGTATAAGTTTTCATGAGCGAACAGTACAAAATTGAAATGCGGTCGCCGAAACGACTGAACCCAAACCCCTGGAACACGAACGTCGTGTCGCCCGATAACGAGGCGAAGATCGAGGAAAGCATTAAGCGCTTGGGTATGTTCAAGCCAATTCTTGTTCGTGAAGTGGACGGTGAACTTGAAATTCTGGGCGGCGAACATCGTGCGCTTGCCGCTCAACGCATGGGCATCGCTGAAGTTCCCGTCATTAACCTTGGCGCAATCAGCGACCAGAAGGCGAAAGAAATCAGCCTGGTTGATAACGGCAGATACGGTAGTGACGACACGCTGCAACTTGCTGAGCTTTTGGAACAATTGGGTTCTCCCGATGATTTGGCGAAATTCATGCCGTATTCGGATGCGGAGCTTGCTTCGATCTTTTCAAGTGTAAATATAGCGCTTGATGATTTAGATATTCCCGACCTGGATGAAAGCCCAAGTCTACCGAAAGAGCGACCCATTCAAACTTCTCAAGTTTTACGATTCAAGGTTCCGGTTGAAGACGTTGCCGCAATCACCGAATTGATTGAAAAGACAATGAAGGTTCAGAAATTCACCGAATCCGACAGCTTGTCAAACGCCGGCGACGCGCTCGTATATCTGCTCAACAGGGAACCAAAGTGAGCGTCCTTAAATTTCTAGAGTGCGATAGCTGTATCAATCTCAAGTGTGATCCATTTAGGTGTGTCGATTGCAAAAATAGAAGCAATTACGAAGGCGAAGATGACGTTGAGGAATTAAGCGTTGCCCAATTCATGGATTTGTTTGGAGATATAAATGACTCTTAAAGCAAGAGTGTACGCAAAGGTTGATGGGGTTTTGAGAATTGCTGAAGTTACGGAAGTCGATACATACGCGCAGGCAATTGATGCGGTAAAGAAAGAATTCAAAACAGAACGTGCGCTTGCCCTTGTTGCGGGTGTGGCCGTTAGCGAAGTTGTAAAGGTATTGGCATGAGTCAAATGAAAATCGAAGCTTGGGACGTTGCAGACGTTAAACCATATTCCGCGAATGTCAAAAATCACGACCCCAAACAAGTCGCGAAAATCGCAAAGTCGATTTCCGAATTCGGCTGGGATCAGCCAATCGTTGTCGACAAAGAAGGCGTGATCATCAAAGGTCACGGCCGGCGTCTTGCGGCAATTCATCTGGGCTTGGATCGCGTACCTGTATTGGTTCGGTCTGACTTGAACGAAGAGCAAGTCAAAGCAGCTCGGCTTGCCGACAACCGGGTAGCCATCAGCGACATCGACACAGACATGCTCCAAAAGGAATTGGCTTCGTTGTCCTTCACGTTGGAAGGCATCTTCGACAAGAAAGAGTTGGACTTCATGATTGCCGATCTGAGCGAAATGAAAATTGACGCCTTCGTTGATGATCTTGACAGGGAGGTCGCAGAGCACGCGGCAGAAACCAATGAGAAGGTCAAAGAAGTAGACGCGAGAGACATCAAGATCGAGAAGGCGCTGGGCTTCAAGACCATCGTCGGCAAGGACGAACGACACGTTGCTCGCTTCATGGCGATGGTCGAAGAATCAACCGGTCTGGAAGGGGGCGACGCATTTGTTGCCTTCGTTAAGGACATTATCAACCCTGCGGAGTAAGTCATGACTGACGGATATAAAAGCATCCCCAAAGAAGTTCGTGTTGGCTGTTACGTGTTTCGCGTAGAAGTTGCGGAAGCGGAAGATAGTGAAATCGAGCGCTCTTTCGGACACATGAACGGCATCAGCCAGAAGATTCGTCTGCGTCCGGGAATGACGTCGCAAAACTTGGCGAACACCTTTATTCATGAAGTTCTTCACGCCATCTACTTCTTCCAGTCCGCCGCTCGGTTTTCGCTTGCCGATGGGGCGACGGTCAACCCGCATGAAATCGAAGAAGAATTCGTGACGTTGGGCGCAAATGGCTTGTGTGCGTTTTGGCAGGACAACCCGAAAGCAATGGCTTGGTGGGTTAAGATCAACGCCATTGAGAGCGTGGCGCGATGACCGATTACGTTATCGACAAGCGATTCCACACGGAGGTTGAGCGTTCGGATCGCGTACTCGAAATCGCCGAAGCTTTTGGTATTGGTCTGGACGATAAAGAGTTCGTCGTCTTCGACAACCAAGCGTTGACCATCAACCAAGGCGATGTCGTTTACGTGACAGGTCAGTCCGGTTCGGGCAAATCCACCGTATTGCGCGAGTTAGCAAAACAGATGGCCGCAGAGGGCTTGTCCATTGTTGACATTGACTTGGTCCAACTTGCCGACAGACCGCTAATCGACCAGATTGGTAAAACGACCGACGACGGCATTCGCTTGATGGGTCTTGCGGGCATCAACGACGCGTTTCTCTGGTGCCGCAAGCCCCAGGAGCTATCTGACGGTCAGCGCTACCGATTCAGGCTTGCGAAGATCATCGAGAGTGGCGCCGAAGTTTGGTTCGCCGATGAGTTTCTCGCGGTGCTGGACCGAACAACGGCAAAAGTAATTGCATTCAACCTTCAAAAGATTGCCCGATCCGTCGGCGCGACATTGATGGTGGCAACAACTCACACAGATATGGTGAACGACCTGGCGCCGAATCTGTACGTGGAAAAGAAGTACCGGGAAAAGATCAAAATCATCCAGGTGGCAGAGGGGTACAAACAATGAACATATTCAGCGCGATTAGAAAATGGGCAATGGCGATGATCGCCAGCGTTGCGTTTTTGATTTATTGGTTTACCGGCAATGATGACGATTGGCCGAGCGGTGGCGGTTACGCGTAACCGGAAGATGAAATGAGTTCAAACAACTCAAACTGTCATCTTCGCGCCTGGGAGAAGCTTCGATCAGAAGAAGCCGAATTTATGTGCGTTCGATTTACGCGACACAGCAAAGTCAAGTGGACGCATAAGTGGTGGTGGTCGCCAATTAGGTTGCTGGGAATTGTAATTCAGTCGTTAGCCTGGCCCTTGACCCACATTGGCGAAATACTCAGAACGGGACGGTGGTATCACGCAACGTGGATTAGGTGGGATCGAGAACATCTTGAGTATGTGCCAATTGATAAAAAGAAGAAAAAACGCTTTCTTCCGCCGATTTTATTTCGCGGATTCGAGCGAAACACAAAGGACGCAGACTTGACATGACCGTGATTGATTACATGACGATGTTTCTGAGCAACTTTTTTGTCGTATTCCTTCTGGGATTGCAATCAAAAAACGTTCAGTCGAATCGATATATCGCCGCAATTGTGACATCAATCGGAATCAGCGTTGGTCAATTCACCTTCGTCAAATATGCGGCGCAGGGCTCCTACGATGTTTTTATCGTTTCAGCTCTTGGCGGAGCAATTGGAATCGCAACAAGTATCTGGTTTTACAAAAGAATTGTGGAGAAAAAGCGTGAAGATTGAAACTGAGAATATGGTTGTTGAGCGCTTCGATACGCCGAAAAAGCATCGACTGTCTCTACTTCCTGAACTCTACGTCGAGCGCGGAACTAAGGAAGACTGGGATCTTCTGCATGAGCTGCACTACAAGGCCGAGAACTTGGGCATTGGTCCGCGCATTTATCGCTGTGTTCTGGATGGTCAGACAATCGGCGTCGGCGTGATGACGGTGCCCAAGATGCTACTGGGTGGGCGCAACGAGCTTTTCACGCACCTTCGGCCCAACGTGGGCGGCAAAGATACGCGTATGACTAACCGTCAACGGGCAATTTGGATCAACAACAATATGTGCGTGAACTCGCGCCTGGTGTTGGACACGATGTATCGCGGCGCCGGGATTGCTTACCGTATGCAGAACTTGATGATGCGAATGACTGGACTACGCGAGGTAGAATTTCAATCGTCCATGTCGAAGTTCAATCCGTTCGCGGCAAAGGCGGGTATTCGATTTACAAAGCCGCGTCGCTCGGGAAATTATGAGCGTGGCCTGGCTTGGTTTCGACGCTGGTTCGAGTCGGCGCCGACTGACTTCGTCGGGGTGATGGACGAACTCAACAAGATGTCGCCAGCGGCTCAGGTGAAATGCGTCGCCGAAATGCGAAAGTTCTACTACGCCTTTTCATCAATGGAGAAGTCCGGCGACAACCGAATGAATGGAACCAGGCGCGTTGATGGGCTCGTCACAAGCAAGCTTTTGAAGAATCTTCAGCAGCTCGTTTTTGCCAGCCCGCTGTATGGCATCTACATCAACCCAGACTTCGATACGACGCTCCAGCGCGCAATTGAACTCCCTGATCGAATCCCTCTTTTGGCCTTCGATAATCAGCCCGTAGATGCCCCCTTGAACCTTTCTATGCTTCGGTGAACAACAATGCTTCTAACTACAAAGCAAATTGAAATTATTCGTGTCGTTGGTGAGGGAAATGATGATGGCTCACACGTTGACATCGATCAGTTGATCACGCGCTGCAATTACAAGCCAACCAAAGACTCCATCCATTTTTCACTCCGCGCTTTGATCAATCACGGCTTGATTGAAAAGACGGAATCTGAAAAGAGAAGAGGGCGGCGCCGTACCATTGTCGCGCCGACTTTGTTGGGAAGACATTTCGCTGCCGCAAACAAGTCTTCTGCTTCCGCCATTCTTGAACCAGATGACTTGGGAATGCTTGGGTAAAGCCATCGTTATCGCTATTATATAAATAACTACTTACTGACTTATGAATATAACTATTAATAGCGGTGACGCTTGGGACTCCCAAGTTACCCAAGTCGGTTTCGGATTCAAAATGAATGCTGAGACGGATGCGGAAATCGACCGTCTTCTTGGCTTTGATACTTGTGTCATTAACGGAATCTCGACGCGAGTCACCGGCGCCGAGTTTCTAGTTGAGGCGCCCAAGTATTGCTCGGATCACGATCTTTGCAAAAAGCTGCTGGACGAACTGGGATTTCTTCCGCTTATCGTGAACGTCAAGAAAAGCGCGAAGGCAAAAGCGAAAGAGTTCGCGGGATATTTTTCAAGAGACGATGTGGAGTTTCTTACAGTTCCCCTTCCGACGGAATTAGCGGTTTACGCTTGCGTTCTTTTGCTTGCGTTGGAACATAAGTCAGCAATGACTTGACATTGAGGACGATATGGAGTATGTTTTCGCCTTCTTTGATTTCCCCATAGGCGCCACTCCTGCGCCTTTTTTTTTGCGCTTGACCGCGAATAAAGAAACGCAATGACAGAAGCAGTGGAAAAGAAACGCCGATTAACGCCGAAGCAATGGGCTGAAGCAGAAGTCATGTGGGAGCTTGGCGAAGCGACGCTTTCAGTTCTTGCCGAAAAATACAAGATCAGCGATCAGGCTGTTTACCAGCACATGAAGCGTCACGGCAAAGTACGCGCCTCAAAAGCCGCCGCTCACAAAAAGAAGGTCGAAGAAGAAGTCAGTAAGGCCGCGATGGACGACGTGTCGATTACCGCCGGCCGCATCCGGGAAACCAAAGAAGACCATTACAAGATGTCGGCGGCAATAGCCAGGATGTCTTTTAACGAAATTCTCGTAGCGAAACAAAACTCACTTCCGTATTCCACGGCAATGAACAACCTGAAGGCGCTCGATACCGCGATGACGGTATTGCTAAAGGCGCGTCAAGAACGCTGGGCGGTGCTTGGTCTCGACAAGGCCGATTACATCGACGAAGAAGGTTTGCCGGAGTTGCTTATTTCGGAACTCACTGCGCTTGAAATCGAGGAATTGCGTAACCGCGAATTCAGTGAGTTTGGAATAAGCGATATGCCACTTGACGATGACGATGATGATGACGAAGCCTCGGAAATAGTAGAAGAGTAATGGCAGCGCTTCGCGTCAATCTTTCGCTTCATCCAAAGCAGATGGAGGTCTACAGATCCAAGTCTCGCTTCCGGGTCGTGGTTGCCGGTAGACGTTGGGGGAAAACCGCCTTGTCGCGCGTGCTGATTATCAAGATGGCTCAGCAGCCACGAAGAAAGATTTGGTACGTCGCGCCGACATACAGAATGGCAAAGCAGATTATGTGGCTCGATCTGCTTGAGGCAATCCCGAAGCGGTGGATCAAAAAGATCAACGAAACTACGCTATCGGTTACGTTGATCAACAAAACGCGAATCGAGCTGAAAGGCGCCGACAAGGCTGATTCGCTTCGCGGTGTCGGTATTCACTTCCTTGTGCTAGACGAGTACCAAGACATGAGCGAAGAGACGTGGACGCAGGTTTTGCGCCCCACGCTCGCTGATACAAGGGGAAATGCGATCTTTATCGGTACGCCCAAAGCGTACAACCATCTTTACGAGCTTTATAAGGCCGGTCAGGACGAAGAGAAGAGGGCGGCGCTTCAGTGGGAAAGCTGGCAGTTTCCGACGATTACTTCGCCTTTTATTCCAGCTTCCGAAATCGAAGCCGCCCGCGCCGACATGGACGAAAAGTCGTTCAAGCAGGAATTTGAGGCTTCGTTCGAGACCATGAGCGGTCGCGTCTATTACCCATTCAATCGTCAAGAGCATGTTGGGCTGTACCCGTTCAACCCAATGCTGCCGATCTGGGTGGGCATGGACTTCAATATCGACCCAATGAGCGCTGTGATTTTTCAACCGCAAGTCAACGGCGAGATTTGGATCGTTGACGAGATTGTTCTCTTTGGCTCGAACACGGAAGAGGTCTGCGTTGAAATAGACAAGCGTTATTGGCGTCAGCAAAAGGGGATTGTTGTTTATCCCGACCCCGCCGGCGGACAGCGTCAGCACGCTCGCGGCGAAACCGACTTGGACATTCTTCGCGAAAACGGCTTCAAGCGAATCAAGCACCGTCGCAAAAACCCGTTCGTTGCTGATCGAGTCAACGCAGTAAACAGAATGCTCAGATCGGCAGATGGCACCGTTCGCATGAGAATCAACGAGCATTGCAAGCACGTCATCAGCGCCTTCGAACAAACCATCTATAAACGCGGCTCGCGCGATGTCGATAAAGACGCTGGCGTTGAGCACTCGGCCGACGCCGCTGGTTACTGCATTGAGCTTGAGTATCCAGTGAGAAAGATCCAAGTTGTGGGTGTTTCTTTATAGCCTTGCAAATCAGTCACGAATGACTTAATATGGAATGATGATGAAAAATACCAAACCTGGCGACACTGCATATATCGATCACAAAGACGCG